CCCAGAAGATTTCATTGCGGTGGATGTGCTTGCAACGATAGATGTACTTGAACGGGTCGGACTCGCGCGCCACCTCTACCCAGCCCAGGCCGACACAGAGCTGGTGCCGGAATGCCTCGCTCATGGCCTTGTCGGCGCCCGAGTGCCGCTCGGCCTGGTTCAGCTTGTAGTTCAGGGCAGCGGCCACATCGTCGCCGTCGCGGTCGCCATCCGGTGTAATGCGCCAGTCGGTGCGGGTCTTGGCCTCGAAGCCCAGCACGGCATCCACGGCCGGGCCAATCAGAGGCTCGATGGCCGGTGGCATGCCCAGGGCCTTCTGGCGCTGCAGCACTTCGCTGTCGAGCTGGTTGCCGTCCACATACTCCATTTCGCGGTCGGCCTTGGCCCGCCAGGCGGGCTGATTCTCAATCTCCAGCAGCCAGTCATTGAATGTCTTGAGCTGCAGACCCTCGGTGAGGTCCATGCGGGTGGCGTGTTTGTCAGGGGTCATGGTGGTTCTCACATGCGCCAGTCAGGCGGCGGGGGTGGTTTGACGTACTCGTCCTGGTTGGCCATCAGCTCGACGGCTTGAGACAGGTATCGGAATGCGTCCGCGCCGTGGCTGAACTCGTCGTGCAGCGGCTCCATGGGCTCTTGTGTGCGCTCATGCAGGCGGCGGCGGTATCGCTTCAGGCACTCGACCAGGCGGGCCGTCTTGTGCTGGTCGAAGTAGCAGCGCGGGAAGATCAGGCGGGCGGCCTTGATGCCTTCCTCCACGCTGGTCTGAGCCAGCACGCGGGGCTTGCGGCCCATGCCACGCAGCATTTCCTCGGTGCTCTTGCCAGTCTGGAAGTTGCGGGTTCGGCCATCGTGGGGGATGAAGTCGGTTCCCCATCGGTAGGGGTGCTTTTCGATCTGCGCCACATACCAGTCCAGCGTCCGGTTGCTGTCCTCGATGTAGCCAATGATGCGGATGTCCATGGGGCCGCGCTGAACCAGCAGAATGGTCATGGCGTCGTTCCAGCCCAGATCCCAGACGGTGTGAACCGGCAGGCCAGGGTCATAAGGCACGGCGGTGATGCGGCGCTCGTTGAAAAGGGCGTCAATTTCGTGGCGGTAGATGGCACCCTCGGCCACGCGGCGCACCTTGCCCTCCCAGATGTGCTCGTAGTCGTCCCTGGGCAGGCTGCGCAGGGCCTTCAGGCGCTCTTGCTCCAGCACTTGCGGAAACCATGGGTTGTCTCGGTAGTTGACCTCGCAGACCCAGGTGTCGTCGCTTTGGGTGGCAATGAAGCGGACATAGGTTTCGTCAGTGTCCATGTCCGGGTTGAGCGTGAGCCAGATTTCCGAGCCCTCTTTGCGGATGGTCGGCGTGAGCACATCCCAGCTCTTCTTTGAGACGCCGTGCGCCTCTTCCACCCACACGATGTCGCACCCTTCAAATGATTTGATGGAATCGACGGTGTGCGCTTGAAGTCCACTGAACACGAACAGGGTGCCGTTCTCGCCGCGTATCTCGGTGTCGAGAACGTCGTAGAAGTCATCCATGCCCAGGGCGGTGATCTGGTCCTTCAGCAGCCGGTGAACCGAGTCGCGCATGCTCTTCTGGATTTCGCGGGCGCACAGGATGCGCAGCGGGTTATTCATGCCCAGGGTCAACAGGGCGCGGGCCACAGCCCACGACTTGCCACCACCCCGGCCGCCGTGCATGACCTTGTACCGTTTTGGCCGGAACAGTGGGCGCAGCTTGCCGGGGAAACTGGCCTTCACGTCGATGTATTCGGCCAGATCAGTCGTCATGGCGCGGCTCCACGTCCACAAAGTCCAGGATGTAGCGCTTCTTGGGCTTGGCGTCCTGATCGGCCTGCGGGGTTCCTGCAGCGGGAATGTTGTAGGCTTCTCGCTCCAATGCGATCAGCGTTTTCAGAGAGTCCCCCAAGTCCTTCAGAGTTTTGACTCGGCCAGGCAAACTGATTACCTTTTTATATGCCTCGTTGAGCCTGTCAATGCCCTTCTCGTCCGGCGACTCCATAAGGGCGCCCAGCTTCTCAAGCAGTGCCGAATTTTCGGTTCCAGCCTGCTGCTCCAGCTCATCCATGAAAGACGCTGCAATGGCTTTGGCCTTTGAGATGTCTTTTCGGTGGCTGAGTCTGACAGTAGCAACCAGAGCAGCGTTGTCCTCGATTACCTGGGCTTCGTCAATCAAGGTTTCGCGAGTAACCTTTCCAGTAACCATGGCCTTTGTAACCATGGCGTCGGCTTTGGCCTGGATCTTCGCGGACAGGTCGCGCTCGATGCCTGCTTTCCTGAAGTGATTGATGATGGCTGTGTGGGAAACGGACACGCCCGTCTCTTTGGTGTAGTCGGCCGCAAGCTGTCGCGGGCTCAGGATGCCGGCGCGCCAGTCTGGTTCGATGCGGTCGTAATCGACTTTCTTACTGGCAGCCACAAGCACCCTCCTTCATGAGTTTTTGCAGGCGCTGTCGAACAAATGCGCCGTCTGTGTGATCGAGTGCCCACGCCAAATCATCGTCAGTGAGGGTGCTGATGACTTGGGGGCAGTCATTGATGATGGCCTGCATGGCGCGCTTGCACTGTTGGTCCCCGGCCTTGATGATTTTTTCAACCTCGATGAGCTTTATTACGCTGTCAATCAGTTGCTGCATCGGGGATTTAGGGGTGAATGCTCTCTCGATCCCCTCATAGGTAGGCACGACCACGTTGGTCAGAACATCGTGGTGCCCTTGGATCAAGTACGCCTCATACGCCAGGGCGTAGGCTTCGTCGTGGGTTTGGTAGAACAGGGTGTAGCGCAGCCTCGGGCCAATCTGGCGGATGTACGCGGCCTTCTCCGAGTCATCGCCTCTTGCTGCCGCTTTGGCATGCTCCAGGGCTCTGCCACGAACGCCCTTGCCAACATAGAACACGGCGCGGTTATCAAGGCACAGGCCGTAAACATAGTGCTCCCACGGGGAGGCTTTGATTGCGCGGGAGAACTCCTGCTCGTCCATCAGATAGGTTGCGGACAGGAAAACCCCGACATCCCATGATCTTGGGGGTGCCGGTTCCTCTGAGCTGGGGGGTGCGGGTAGCTTTCCCGCTGGTTTGGCTGCCATGGGGCCCGATGGTGTCGGGCTTGGGGCGAAAAGTGAAACCCTACAGGGGGTGGCGCTGGGTGGGGCTGGTTGGTTGATGGCGGCACGGGCGGATTCCCGTGGCGTTAGGCCCGCCATCACGACGGCAGACTGGTGAGGGCTTACCAGAGGCTAGGGAGCCGTTTCGGGCGCTTCGCTTGTGCCAGTCAATCTGCCTGCGTGATGGCCCCCGTCTTTCCGGGGCGTCAAAGCCAGCTTCTGGCGCTGCGCTTATGCCACTGATGGGGCCGGCCCGCCAGCCCAGAACAATCTGGCGCTTATCGGGAGTCAACCAGCCGGACGCTCNNCCATCAAGTGGCTGACCATGGTTTCAAACCTTTCGCCAGCGCGATACAGGCCAGCGCGGTCCTCTTGTCGTACTTGATGGGCTTACCCGTGTCTCTGCTCTTGCCAACTGCAAGATCCTGCACAGTGGCAGGCGAGCAACCCAGCAGATCCGCTGCCGACCGAACAGAAAGACCCATGGCACTCATCCACGACTGAAAAGTGGTTGAGTCCATTGGACGCCCGGCCTCCATGAAGTCATCGGCCCAGCCCTCTGCGCTTTCCAATAGGCGCTCGTCCGACTTGCCCGCGCCTCCCCTGAAATGATTGACCAACTTCACCCCTGAACTCAGCAGCGTTGCAATGCGTGCTCGCTCCAGGTCGCAGGCTTGCGAATCCGAGTCGCACTCAATGATTTCAAGCTGAACACGATCCCTGCCGTGCCTTTCCAGCGTTTGAGTGAACTCATCCGACCGGCATGAGGGATGGGTATTTCGTGCCCGCTGGACCGTTCCCTTGCCCACATAGAACGGTATGCCTTCTGGGCACTTGTAGATATAGACGACATGCATGGTTTTCATTACTCCCACCTTTCAGCCGCCAGGCTTGCGGCGCTTGACCAC